AGGGTTCTGCGTGCGATGTCTAACCACATAGGTCAGTCCTTTCGTAGGGGGTAAGTTGCTGCCCAAATGGCGATGGTGATAAGGATTGCCCAACCTGCAAAGTCTTTAGCTGTGCCCTCAAGTACGACCCAAGCGATGCTCAGGCCAACGATGGTCCAGACCTGTTCTAGTTGGTCTTTGATGAACTTCAAGGCTTCCTACCTGCTAATGCGACCTGGGTGACAAGGACAGAGGCAACAATTACTTGCTGTGCCTGTTCTCGTACTTCTGGACTTAGATCCGACCCGATTGAGCGTAGGTTATCTACAAGTTTACCGACTGCCTCTAACGCTAGTTCAATGCTTATTGTTTCCTCTGGCAAAACAGGCTCAGGGGTAGGTTCACTCGGAATTGTCGGCTCTGTGGGGCTCGTAGGGGGCTCGGTAGGCTCTGGGGTAGGTGTTATGACCTCTGGGGGCTTTGTAGGCTCTACGGAGCTTACAGGGCTTGTGGGGCTAGGTTCTGGTTCTGGGGTGGGTTCAGGGGTAGGCTCAGGGGCTACGGGAGCCACCGGAACCACAGGCTCAGGCTCTCTGACAGTTTCCTCAGTGCGAGCAACATCTTCTGTGCGTTCAACTGTTTCGGTGCGTTCAACATCATCCGTTCTTACTGTCGTTTCAGTTTGCGGTAAAGCTTCAGGGCTAGGAGTGGGGGCCACAGGATCAGGAGCAAGATAACCAGGATGGTAAAGCAAAGCAGGGTCCAGCTCAGTGCCGTCACTAGATACAGCACTAACAAAAGTGGTGAACTGGCCAGCATAGCCACCCTCGCAAAAGTGCTGCGGAATGTTGCCTTTATCCAAGAAGTAGTCATGAGTGTTCTCCCATCCTATTTGGAACTGTTGAGTATTTGAGTCAGGGTCTTGGCAGGTGACTAAAGCCCATGCCTGAGCACCATAAGCAGGGCTAGGTTGCCAGACCATAAAGAATAAAAAAAAGCCCACAAACATAAGTCGTAGGCTTTTAGTTTTAGCTAGTTTATTTAGCAAGCTTGGGTTTCACCTTTGGGGGTTTAGGGGCTTTGACTACTGGCTCTGGCTCGTGAACTGGTGCAGGGGCAACCTCACCTGTGTCTGGTGTTGCCTGTAAGATTGACTGGGATAGTTCCCATTTCTCGATTGTGTTGCGAACAAACTTTAGGGGATCAACAAAGCCTGAGCCGTCTGTTGTCCATCGCCAGGTGCGACCTTCACAAATCTCAAAGTGCAAGTGTCTGCCAGCAGAGGCACCGGTGTTGCCCATGATGCCTAATCGATGACCTGCCTTGACCTTCTGGCCCTTTACAACTGTAAGTGAGTTCTCAACCATGTGGGCGTATCGAGAGACATACCATTTGCCGTCAATCTTTGAGCGCACATCTACATACCAGCCGACTCCACCAAGTGACCCATCAGCGTTCTTTAGCTTTGATGTACCAGCAGCAATGACAGTGCCGTCATGCCAGTTCTCGTTCCAAATCTTTGCCTTTGGACCCCATAGATCAACTCCATTGTGATGCTTCTTACGCTTCTCAATCGGGTGCACTCTCCAACCAAAAGGTGAGGTGACCTTCCAGTCCTTCTTAAACTTGCCGTCTAGGGGCATCTGAGGTTTGGTTTTCATCTGTTTACAACTCCAATAATTAGGCCAACAAGGGATACAACGGAAGCAGCTAAGCCTGTATAGGCAATCTTCTCAATCCAAGCCAGGCGAGCAAGGGTCAGCTCTACCTCTCTCAAGCGTGCAGGAACCTCGTCTAAGTGGTCCAGCTTCTCAAGAATCTTGACAAGGGTTTCTCCATGCTCAAGTTGCTTGGCGTAAATTGCTTGCTGGGTTATGCGAACCCCAGTTGTTTCCTCAGCCATTAGATCGAGCTTTCCTCAAGTGGGGCTGTAATTTTGCCATCTGGTAGCAAGTAGGCGTTTGGGTTTATAGCCTGGCAGAACGCTAAGGCTTGAGCTTCGGTGATGTTTGTAAATTCCCAGTCTGTAAGTTGAGATTCATCTTGTGCCTCTGTCACATAGCCAAGAATAGTCGCTCCATTTTCTATGATTCCGTCTGTCCAGCCCCCCTCGGCACTAAAGCCCAAGTCACCGATTTTCTGTTCTGGACCAGTTCCGTACTGAGGATTAGCAAAGTTTAGTTTCCAAGTTGCGTAATTCATGCGAGTTCTTTCTTTGTTTTTTCTACTTCAGCAACAAAACTATCCAGTACCCCAGCCTGTTCCATAGCTTCAATGTGAGCTGCGTTTACGCTTTGACCACCCATCAACATTGCCTTGGCGTTGTTAGTAAGCCTTGCTTGCCAATAGTTAGGCTGTGCTGACTCAATCTCGTCACGAGTGTATTTATGGTCAAAGCTTTGCCAGATTTCTACCAGATGAGCAAGCTCTCGCTCTGCTCCAATCATGGTAAATCTTGTCTGTGCAAGTCCGAGCTCATGCTCTTGTGCCTTTAGCTCATCGAGATCATCACCAGTTGAGCGTAGCTTGAGAATCTTGGTTTCAGTTTTTTTCACAGCTATCTCAGCCAGCTTGTATTTGTAAATCATGTCTTGAAGCTCAATGACAGTTTGGTAATAACGCATTTCATCAGTTGCGTGCTGACCCAAAACAAAAGCTTCTAGTTGAAAGCGTGAGCGTGGCTGTTGAACTTCTGCGATTGCCTTGTTGATTTCATCAAGCATTAGATTGCTCCCTCGTCTGACATTCCGCGAACATAAGACCTAGAAGTACCCAAACCACTACCTAGAGTTGTTCGTGTTTCTGCTGGAAAGGTAAACTTATAAACCGCTGACTGTACAGCTCCGCCAGAATCGCTAGAACCGCCACCAAAATAACCAGCAATCCCAGCGTTGTTCATTCCACCTAACCTATTCCGTCCTGCTGCCAATCCAGTTCCTAGAGTGCTGCGTGTGTCAGACGGAAAGGCGAATTTTTCAACTGTTGTGTTGGAGTTCAAGCCACCGCCAAAATAACCGGCAACAGCGTAATTACTCATTCCGCCCATCCATTGGTTAGAAGTAGCTAAACCTGTACCAAGTGTCGTTCTGCTATCTCCTGGAAAAGCAAATTTATCAACTGTTGTAAGTGTGCTACTCCTACCACCACCGACATACCCAGCAACTCCTTTATCCGAGAAAGAAGCACCACCGATACTTCCGCTTGAAAGTCCTGTTGCAAGAGTGCTTTTTGTTTCTGCTGGAAATGCAATTTTATCGACTACTGCCGAAGTTCCCACATCTCCACCAGCGGCATAACCAGCAACACCGCTATTGCTCATTCCGTTTACATCTTGAATGGCTGAACTCAGAGTGGCAGCCAAAGTGCTAGAAGTATCTGCTGGAAACGCAATTTTATTTATAGAGCTTATTCTGTTATTTCTGTCAGAGCCGCTTCCACCAGCAAAATAACCAGCAACATTTGAGTTAGCCATAGCAGCATAAGCAGCGCGGGCAGAGCTAATTGTGAGACTGCTTCTTGTATCGCTGGGGAAAAGGTATTTATCAGCGGCGCTAGTGCTTGTAAAATTATCGCTGCCAGTTCCACCGCCAAAATAGCCAGCGACTCCTGCTGGTCCCGATGATGTAGCTGCCAAGATTCCTAAAGGAATAAGCATTAGACAGTTATCTTTCCGATTACTCTGTAAGTGTTAGCTGCAACTTCAATGACAGTTGCGGCGTTGTATTGCTGGTCAATCTTGAAGGTGACAGCGGTTCCTGCGGTTCCGGCACCAGCCCAAGAGGTCACTCCGGTACCTGCGGCAATAGTCACTGTGCCAGCACCATCTCTAATAATGTCAATGCGATCACCGATTGTAAACACATCAGGAATTGTGACTGTAATAGCCGATGAGCTTGTTGAATAAATAAAGCCACCAGCGTTGGCTGCTGTAGCTGTGTAGGCAGAGGTGACAGTTGCATTAGTGGTTGCTGGTGCTGGAATTGCAGCCCAAGCCGACCCACTCCAATACTGAAAAGTGTTGGTGTCCTCTAGATAAGTAAGCATTCCTTCAACTGCTGTGCCGATGGCAGAGCCTCTAGCGGCAGTTCCAGCGAATGTCATTACTGACTGATTCATTAGGAAGGTGTTTACATCAGAGGCTGCAAGCACCTCACCTGCGGTAAATACTTTTCTTGGCATTGGGTTCCTTTGTTCTTAAATTAGTTTACTACTCGTAGGCAAGGCGGTCATTGTCCAGCTCGCCCAAAACTGGGTCATCTAAAATAAAGATGGCAAAGTCAAGGCGTTCTAGGCTAAAGCTAATGTTCTTGCTGCCTGGGTTCCAGTCATGGTTGATACCAATAATCCGGCAATACTGCTCGATGGCAGGTGGGATGTCAGAAGGCTCAAACCTGACCAGCACAATGTCACCAATCTCAAGATCTAGGACAGCATCCTGATTAGCCTCGGTCAGGGTGTCCATCACGACTGTGACAGTTTCAAAGCGGTACTGAGGCTCTTTGTACCTGGCAAGTAGGAAGTCAGCAAGGAACTGTAGCTGGGCTGGGTCTTGGATAAGCAAGCCGGACTGTTCTAAAGCTCTTGGGCCATAGACAGCTTGTGAGTCGGCATCCTCGGCAAAGGCTTGCTCAGG